AGGACCAATATGCCAATATTTGATGCCATTGAGGAAGCCCTCAAGGGTGACCCGGGTGCGCGTTGGCAGCGTGAGGCGGCACTTGCTCTGGCGGCTGATCTTGATGACAAAGCGAACGCGTCGATGGTCAAGGAACTGCGGGCTTTGATGACTGATATTGGCGCTGAGATGCCTGAGCAGACGGGTGATGTTGCTGATGACCTCGCAGACCGTCGCGCCGCCCGTAGGGCTTCCTCGGGTTAGGTCCGTACCCGACTACGAGTTCACGTCGGGGGTGGAAGCGCTCGAGCTGGCTCAGTCTGTTGGTCTAACCCCTGATCCTTGGCAGTCCGCTGTTGTCAACGACATTCTTGCCGAGGATGACCAGGGCAAGTGGGCTGCGTTCGAATCGGCTGTAATTGTCCCGCGCCAGAACGGCAAGGGGACAATCTTCGAGATCGTGCAGCTTGCCGATCTGTTCCTGTTTTCGTCGAGCCAGCGGGACTTCCTCGCAATTCACACGGCTCATGAGTTTAAGACTGCGCAAGAGGGTTTTCGCCGGCTCCTGTTCTGGGTTGAGAACACAGATTGGATGCGCAAGAAGGTCAAGCGGATCTCGACGGCCCACGGCGAAGAAGGCATTGAGCTTCTAAATGGCGCACGCCAGCGGTTCCTTGCTCGTTCTAACGGCTCGGGTCGTGGTTTCTCGTGTGACCGCCTGGGGTACGACGAGGCGTACCACCTCCCTGAGGAAACTGTCGCTGCGTCTTTGCCTGCGCTGTCGGCGCGTCCTAATCCTTCTGTGATCTACGCGTCGTCTGCTCCTCGTGGGGACGCTTATGGGCTGGTTCTGCGCCGTGTGATGCGTCGCGGACGCCAGGAGCCGGAAACCCGTGAGGATACTGCTCCGGCCAAGGACAAACATCTTGCTTACAACGAGTTCTCGGCTGACCCTAAAGCGGACTTGGATGATCCCGCAGCGCGGCTGCAGGCCAACCCGGGTGCGTCTTCCCCTCGTGGCGTTCCTTCGCTCGAGTACATGGAAAAGGAACGCTCGGGTATGTCCGAGGTTGCTTTTGCTCGTGAGCGCCTTGGAATCTTGGATGAGTCCAAGGGTTCTGCCGTCATTGACATGGCTTTGTGGGCTGAGCGCGGCGATGAGACGTCGACTCCGCTTGATCCTGTCGCTTTTGCGTTGGACGTGAACCCGGATTCGTCGTGGGCGTCCATTGCAGTTGCTGGTTTGCGCTCTGATGGGCTGGTTCACACAGAGGTTGTCGACCGACGTCGTGGAACTGGTTGGGTCATTGACCGCATCGAGGAGCTTGTCGGCCGCTGGGAAACTTCAGGCGTAACCCTTGACGCGATTGGCCCTGCCGGCGCGTTGTTGCCTGGTCTTGGTGAACGCGGCATCTCAGCGAACGTTGTTTCGACTTCTGAGTATGGACGCGCCTGCCAGGGGTTCAAGAACCTAGTTGACGACGACCGCATGCGGCACAAGAACCAGTCCGGACTTACTGGCGCTCTCGAAGCCGCTCGTAAGCGCCCGTTGGGCGACACGGGTGCTTGGGGTTGGCACCGTCGCGACACGACGGACATCACGCCGCTTGTTGCGGTCACTTTGGCTACCTATGCGTTTGCTTCGGCGCGCGGCACTGAGACGGTCGATTCGCGGCTGATTATTTTTCGATGATGGGAGTACCGAATGGCGCTGTCCGTCACTGAATCTTCGTTGTTCAAGAACATGGCTGACACTCTGCAGGCTGCACGGGTGGAAGTTCGTTCGCTGAACGACTACTACGAGGGCATGCACAAGCTGAATCAGCTTGGCTTGTCGATTCCTGAGGAGTTGAAGCAGTTCACGGTGACCTTGAACTGGCCTCGGGTGGGCGTGGATGCCCCTGAGCAGCGTCTAGATGTTCAGGGCTTCCGGATGCCTGGTGGGGAGGCTGACGCGGCCTTGTGGCGCGTGTGGCAGGCGAACAACATGGATGAGCGTCAATCGTTCGCGCACATCGACGCGCTTGCTCTGGGGCGGTCGTATGTGTGCGTCGGGACTAATCCTGAAGACCCGGCATCGCCGATCATCACAGTTGAGTCGCCGCTTGAGATGATCGCTGTGCGTGATCCTGCGACTCACCGGGTCATGGCCGCCCTTCGCCTTTACGGGGCTGATCTGGCTACCGGCCTTGATGCTCGAGCGACTCTCTACCTTCCGAACAAGACTCGTTGGCTGGTGCGGCAGGACAGCGAGTGGGTTGACGAGTACGAGCCTGACGAACACAACTTGGGCACTGTGCCCGTGGTTGTCATGGTCAACCGGAACCGTTCGACCCGACGCCACGCAAGCATCGTCGAGGGTGTTTCGGAGATGGCTGACCTTATCCCCATTGCGGATTCGGCGTCTCGTGCGATCACGAATGCGCAGCTTGCTCAAGAGACGATGGCGGTCCCTCAGCGGTACATCCTCGGGGCCACCAAGGGCGATTTCGTGGACTCGTCGGGCAACCCACTTTCCGTTTGGGAGTCTTACTTTGGCGCTGTGTGGGCGCACGGCAACCCAAACGCTAAGGCGGGTCAGTTCGATCCTGCGGAGTTGTCTAACTTCGAGACGATCACGAACATGTATGCCCGCCTGGCTTCGGGTGTTTCTGGCCTGCCGATTGAGTATTTCGGGCTGAACACGCAGAACGCTCCTTCTGCTGAGGGGCAACGTGCAGGCGAAACCCGCCTGATCAAGAAAGCTGAACGCAAGCAAGTCAGCTTTGGTCATGGATGGGAGTCGGTTATGCGCCTGGTCCTGCGGTTCCGTGACGGCGTGTGGTCCGAGGACGCAAAACGGCTCGAGACCATCTGGCGTGATGCCGGTACGCCCACTGTTGCACAGGCAACTGACGCAATCGTGAAGCGCTACCAGGCGGGTCTTGTGGACTGGGAGACGGCACAGGAGCGTCTTGGGGAGTCCCCGACTGCGATTGCCCAGATGAAGGAACGGCGCGAGTCGGACCTGAACGTGGCGCTTGACGTTGGTGTTCTCAGTTCTCAGAGGGTCCAGGCTCAGTTGGAGGCGTAATGCCGTCACTGCTTGATCTGGCTCAGGAACATCAGGCGAAACGTATTGCGCGTACGGACCGGGCTGTGAGCCGTGGGCTTGCAGCCTGGTCCCGTGTAGACGTGAACAACCTGGATGCGTCTTGGGACGCGGTTGCTCCGTCTTTGACCTCGCTGGTGTACGCGGCTCAGGCGTTAGATGCGCGCGACAGCAACTCGTACCTGAACGCTACAGCCCGGGAGTATGGCGCTGGCCCTTCGGATCACGTCGTAAATGCTGATGCGTTTGCAGGTGTGGACGGTTCGGGGCGCGACGTCGAGTCTCTGCTGCACGGAGCTGTGACCAGTACGAAAACGGCGATCGGGTCAGGTTTCATTGGCGGTCAAGCCATGCAGGTTGGGGCGACCTACCTTGCGTCAATGATGAAGACGGCTATGGCGGATCTTGGTCGGTCGTCGGACATGACTGCTGCCACTGGTAAGGGTTGGACTCAGTACGTCCGTGTTGTCCAGGCCGGCGCTTGTTCTCGATGCGCGATTTTGGCTGGTAAGTCGGACTACAAGACCCCGTTTAAGCGGCACCCGGCGTGCAAGTGCACGACGATGCCCCTTGAGAATGACGCCGATGTGCCGCCTAAGGGTTTCTATAACTCCCCGGATGACTATTTCGAGTCGCTGTCACCTGCGGAGCAAGACCGCGTGTTCACTAAAGCTGGTGCGGAAGCAATTCGCGCCGGCGCAAACCCCGGAAGCGTTGTTTCTGCGCGCCGAGGGGCATCAGGAATCCAGTACGGCTCGAGCATTTCGAGTAAAGCCAACTCCGGTAACCGGATGGTTCGTACGGCGATTGGCAAGCGCGCGGACGGTACGACGATCTTTGGCTACACCACGACTGAAGCAACCACAGTGCGTGGCGGCTTCGGGCGCACGCAGACGCGCATTGGTGTCGGCTCAAGGCGTGTAGCCGGCAATCGCTACTCGGCGGTGAAGCGCACTCGCTTGATGCCCGAGACGATCGTTTCCCTCACTGATGACGTCAGTTTGCGTCAAACGCTTCTGCGCGACGCCGGCTACATCGACCCGGCCCCGACGCTAACCGCCTATCGGAACCGCTATGCCGTCGCGGCTGAAGACCGACTCACTGCTGATGCGTTCTACCGGTCGCTGGGCATTCAGCTCGGCTGACACCACATAC